GTAAGTTTTGGTTTGATGTAAATGCAGTCTTAGAATGTAAGTAAAGAATCTCTTTATCACCATCACTACCACCATGAACAAAATATCCACAACCATTTGCGGTAGTATTGCTTGCAGTAGAGGTAGATCCTACACCAACCTTATTGTCCTGTACATCTAGCCGTACGGTGTTTAAAATCGTCTCAGTACCGTCTACAGTAAGATTACCTATAATGTGACAGTTATTCGCAACTGTTAGCCCACCACCCACTCTAACGTCTGTGGCGAGTCCTACAGTGATCTTATTATTAGTTAAGGTAGTTTTAGTCTCATTATCGGTTGCAGCGATTGTAAGAACGTCTGGTAGAAGTTCTACTGCATCAGTAGATGCATAACCTGCACTGATAACCAATGTACCTGGAACATCTTCAAATGCAAGTTGTCCATTGGCATCAGAAATTAGAATCTGATCGTTTGCACCACGTGCTACAGGGAATGAATACTGTGTTGCTCCACTACCAAGTTTGAATGAAGTAGTAAATGTTGCACCTGTACCAACTGTATGTGTTGGTTCATTATGAGTAGATGTAAGGTTAGTTGTTGTTATTGTATCAACAACATTTAAAGTTCCAGTTACTGTTGCTCCACTAGCCGAAGTTTCTATCTTCTTAGCATCATTATGATATAATTCAACAGCTCCATCGCCAATTGCTTGTATTGATTTTTTACTATTAGTGTTTAGAAGAAAATCATCAGCAGACTCTATGAGAATATCATCACCAGATCCAGTTGTTTGAATATAAAGATCACCTGTATTGTTATCAATATAACTGCTTGAGCCATTATGAAATATTTGTAAATCATCATCTGTACCAAATGTAGCCTTATTATCATCCTTAAATATAAACTTACTTGCAGACTGATCAAATGTAATATCATTAGTTGCAGAGTTGAATACTACATCTGCACCAAAATCAACTGTACCATTAGCATCAATTGCACCATTAGTTGTTGTAACACCAGCTACTGTTAGACCATCATTTAAAGTTAAATCTGTAACAACAGTTGTTCTTGCATTAATTGTAAGAAGATCTGTAACTGCATTACCAATGGTAGTATTACCATTAAGAATAACACCCTGAGCAAAAGTAGTAACACCTGTTACTCTTAAGTTCTGTGTTACTGCATCAGTTATATCTGTTCTTGTAATTGTAGATATACCAGCAATCTTTATCCCGTCTATATTTCCATTACTATCTGTAATTAATGCAGATAATGGATGTGTTTGTCCTGGAGTATGATCTAGAAGTTTGTATATGTATTCTCCACCAATCTCTACAGGGTTTCCTGCAACATTACCTATAAAAATACGTCCCGCTTTATTGGCGGAAGTACCAGCGGTTCCCTGTTCTACAGTTGCTGCTAATTCTCCAAATTCCAAAGAACTAGGAGCAGCCGCACCAGTAGATCTATGAATTCTAATCTTACTGGCCATTAGAACGAACCTCCATTAACGTCTAAATTTTTTACATTGCCTGGTGTGAGTGTGTTGACGGCAACCCATCGACTTGTATTTGCATCAAATACCAAAACTGAGCCATTTGCTACATTAGATACATCAGTATCTTGAAGACTTGCCATTGTTCCACCTGAAGTGGATGAAGTTGTTGGGACTTTAACACCTTGCGTTTGTCCAACTCGAACTTTAATCGCCATAGTTAAACCTTAGTTGCGCCTTCTCTAACCAAAGCTGAACCTTCTACAATTCTTGTTCTACTACCACCAGAAGCAGTTAAAAGAAGATCATAGATGTAACGTCCAGCTTTGATGCCAGATGTTACAGTATCAGTCATATCAATTCTCACAATACCATTGTCCCTATCGGGAAAAGCTACCGTAAAATCATACTTCTTAGTACTAGAAGGATGTTTACGAAGTTGCGCTGCTCCTGTATATCCAGTGAGATCTAACGCAGAAGCAGATGCATCATCCTCAAGATTAAATGTTTGAGTAAAATCAGCCCCCTGATCAATCACCAGATTTACAACATATACAGCCATTCTTAATAGTTAGTTTTATCTAGATATATTTATCTAATTACAGTTTATCAATAACTTTATTCAAAAGTGTCTTGATATCACTCATTTCATTCTCTAAATTTTCAAGACGTTTCATTTCTTTCAACCGTTGTTTATATTTTGATTTATAAGCAACGTATGCAGATGTATCGGTATTAATAATAGCACCACTATCATCATCTCTGACTAAATCAGATCTACCTTCTACTTTTTTATAACTCATTATGCTAAAGCAATTGTTCTAAAGTCTCTAAGTTTAGGAACTTTGGCCTGATTAGTACCAGCCATTATAACTTTGATTTGGAATCCATGAAATTCAACCAAATCATTAACTGTAAATTGATAATCCCTAAAATCATTATCAGACCTAGAGGCACCAACAAATTTATCAGGTCTACCATCATTATTTTTAGCGTCAATTACTTGATCTCCATAACCATCTCCAGTAGTGTCATTTAAATTAGCAAAACCAGGGAATAATTCAAATGTAGATTCTGATGTAGGTGAATCCAATCTAATTAAACGATATAAAACTCTTATATCGTTAGTAACATGTCTATATGCACCAAATCTTACTTGTAAAGATGTTGCTGGATTTTCTAAATCAACTCGTTTAGTTATATAAATTGCAGCATTAGGATCATTAAATCTACTATTAACTTTTGGATCAACTCTATAATCGGATGTTCTTTGATCTAATCTATTTGTTGTTGTAATCATAGAAATTCTATCCAAGTCAATCATAGGAGATACATTAGTATCCTTACTTGTTAATACAAATTCTGTTGTAAATGATTTACTACCAGGTAGTGATGTTACATGATTATCCTCATTTATTTTTGAAGCAATAATTCTAGGAGTATCAAAATAAGTAACTCCTTTTAAAGATACAGTTTCAAAACCCTTATCTTCAAAAGATACTTCAGTACCACTAGCACTAGTTCCAGTTACAGTTCTAACCCGACCAGTTATATTTGTATCACTTGGAGTCATAAATTCAATCAATGGTGTGATAGCTTCAAACTGTATATTTTGAGTTGCTCTAACTAATTCACCACCAAGTGATTCAGTGTCGGAGAATTTTAACTTCTTAGATCCACCAGTACCATCTCTTGTAATACCATTACCATTAGCAGTAGTATTAATTTTTATATGATAACCATCAAGAGTTGGTTGTAAAGAATTATCCACATCTGCAAATGAATGAGTTGTGTTAATTCTTCTTAATGAAACACCAGCAGCTTCATATTTACGTACTCTTCTATTAATTAAATGTGTTTCAGGAGTTGTATCATCTATACCTCGTGTAATTCCAGTAAGTTGTTTTGGTGTAGTACCAGCATTAACTCCTGTATACTTGATAACTTCATTACCAATTTGAACATATCCAGGGTTTGTTGCACTAACAGGAAGGCCTTCAAAACTTGATAAGAATGATACATCACTTATTTCTACTGCAGATGTTGCACTAGCTGCATATTCCACATTTAATTTTGCAGTAGTAGTAACTCCTACTGCACCAGAGATAGTAACTCTGTTATTCGCAGCGTGCATACCATGATTTCTATGTTTTACATGGAAATGTAATCCATCTTTATCTGGAGATAGTGTATTAACTGCAGCAGGAACTCCATTATTCAATGCAGCACCACCAACAATAGTTAATGCACCAGAAGTACCAAAATCACCTTCAACTCTATTCAAAATAACACTATTAACATTTGAAACCGTACCAGCACTAAATCTAATATTTCTACCAGTCTCACCTAAACTTGCACCCAGAACATCTCCAGCTTTATATCCAGATCCACCACCAGTTACACTAATTGCATTTACAGCTCCATTCTGAATAGTAACTGTAGCAACTGCACCAGTTCCATCACCAGTTATGGATGTTAAACCAATACCTGCATATGCTAAAGTACCAGATGCAGGTGTCAATCCAATACCAGTACTAGTTTGATACGTTGCAGTAGCCAAAGGCCCTAAGTGTGCAACAATATTACCATATGAAGTATTGACACCTACCGTCTGTTGTAATCTAGAACCAACTGGCCAACCACTAGTTGCAGTACTGGAATTTCCAGATAACTGAATCTTAACTTCATGAGAATTCATGGTTAATGGTGTAGGTCTTAGAATTGGTTTCTCCAACTCACCAATACCCAGTTCTGGATTATAAAGTTTCAATGCGCCTGGGCCAGGAACAAATTGACACTTGTTAAGTGTAAATTTAAGATCTTCAAATTGACTTGCAGTCCAAGTAGAACCATTCTGAGATTTAAATAATGATCCCAAATATGGTTGTTGTGAAACAATTCTTCTTTCACTCTCTTCCAAATCTCTATCAGCTAAATCTTCATCACCCATTCTAGCAATAAACACATTATAATCATTAGATTGTGATATTAATGTAATTGCATATTCTTCTCCACCACCTTCTAAAAATACAGGTGAAGGGAATGTAAACCTAGTTGGTAACGTACCATATGTTGATATACCAACTTCACTTGGTTCTAATACCTTTTCACCAAAAGGAACAATTCTAGTTGTTGGTAATCCAGTCTTCATTGTTCTAATCTGACATGTAACTGGAATTGCACTATCCTTTGTTTGGAAGAATACATCTATAGATGATACAAATACACCATTTGGATCCTCTATTTCAATTGATTCTGCAAGAGGATCACTCCAGTACTGCTGTTCAGTAAATCTTTCCTCAAATGATTGTGTTTGGAATGTTCTTGTAGATTGACTCTGAATTGTTGTACTATCATTAAGATCTACTTGTTGAATCTCAGCATTTCTAATATTCATTATCTCTTCTTGAAGAGTATCCAATGTACCTTCTGCACGGAAATTAGTTTCAGCTGAAGATACTCTATCAAGTACACTACGAGAATCAACAGGACTACTAGATAGTCTAAACGTCTTAGAACCAGTTCTAAATTCAGGAGCAGATGTATCAGTTGCTTCTGGGATAAACAATGATCCCAATGCAGCACCTTTCTCATCAGCAATCAATCTTACATCAACTACCTTTGCAATTGCATTACTAGTTCTACCAGTAAGTACCATATTCTTAGCAATATATCCATGAAAATCTCCAAGAACTTGTTGTTGCAATGATGCAGTATCGATATTAAGAACTGATGTCGTTGCAGAATAACTAGAACTTAATCCAACATTATCTGCATATGGATTAACATCATATATTATTCTAGGATTATTATATGAACCAAATTTGTGATTTGGTTGTGCAGTTCTAAATGATATTCTTGGGCCTGATCCATTTCTTAAAGAATCGCCAACAGTACCATCAACAGTTTCACCAATTTGGAAAACCCCACTAGTCATTTCAATTTCAACCAATTTTGGAGTTATATACTTATCAAGATTTTGACCATCAAAGAATGTATAAAATTTTGTTCTTGGTTGAATTCTAGTAGCAATAAATTCAATATTTCTAGACCTCATGTAAGGAATAGATTCTGAACTAACAACTCTATCACCCATACTTTGAGAATCAATTCTTTCATTAACATTAAACTGAATACCACTACGTGTCAGTCCTGTATCAACAATTGTTGTTTCTTCAAATGAATCTGTTGTTGTATCAAGAAAATGTCTTCGGGTTCCACCATCAGCTCCATCAGTGAGCTCACTCCAATGCATCTGTGTTGTTCCAGTAAATTCAGTAGAAGTATGAGAACCAGTTTGTACAGTATTAACAGCTGTAGAAGACCAAACCTCTTCCCATGCACCCCAATCAATAGGACTCAATCCAGTATTTGGATCTACCTCCAAATGTATCATCGTTTTTGCATAATCACCTTCAACATCAACAACATTTGCATCAAGTCTTTTTTCGTTTAACCATACATCACTAGCTGGATTTAATTCAACACTACCTATCCAAGTAATAATTGCAAATGGGTTAACATTTTCTGTTCTGGTAGCAAATGCTTGTTTGATATATTCAGTTTCAGTATAATTTAAAGTTACAACATCACCAGTCCTTCTAAGATCATTTGATTGTAAATCTGCAACCTCTGTCAAGTCTGCAGAAGGATTAGCTGTAGTTCCTATACCAATAACCTGTTCAGATCCAACAAGAAGATCAAGACCGTGAGTATAATGAGTTGGTCTTAATTCACCCTTAGCTGCATTATTTGCAGCTCTATAACAAGGATGACCAAGTGCTTGTGCTGCATGACTTCTAAAATTATCTACAAAGAATCCAGATTTAAATCTATTCAATCCAGTTTTTGCATCATCAATAACCAAACTAGAAGTATCCGTTTCTAATAAAGATAATTGAGTATAATATTCTACATTTTTTAATCTTCTTTCCAATCTACCAATATCAGACATTGTATATCTTTTATGTGTAGCAACAATAGCACGAGATTGTGTTCTAGCATTTCTAACAAATGGTCTATTTGTAATAGTAGCCACAGTAAAAGTACCAGGAGGATCTGCTGGTGGTACAACATCAACAAAAGGTGCAGGAGCTCCTTTCTTAACCTCAAAGAATCCTTCTTTACTTAAATAAATTTTATCAACTCTTGAAAGATAATGTGAATATGTTAATTTTATATCAGTATCACGTACTATTGCAATAGGTTTTGGACTTGCAGTAAGAAAACTACGACTGCCATAATCAAATGGTGTTATTGTTGAGGAAGTATTATAATCAACAATTCTAGGTCTTGCATCTACATAATCACTAACTACTATTCCCTTATAGGTAGTCATGTCGCTAATAAAATTCTCTGGAGAATAACTATTGACTGTTGCAAAATCACCTGCATTACCATCCACAATATAATGATCAAATATAATCGATATTCGTTTAGAAGGATCTGGAGTACCATCCTTTCTTATTATTCTTGCATAATCATAAAATTCTGATCTTTGTCCAGTATCAAAACTAAAATTCTTACTTATAAGTCTATCACCTTCATCAACTACAGAAACTTCACCAGTAATACCAGATGATATAAAATCAATAATTTCTTCTAAATTAAACTCTATATCATTAGTATATACAATATCTACAGTTGAAGTAGTAGAAGACACTACTCTTGCAGCTGCACCACTAATTCTACCAACAAGTAATTCACCTTGAACTGTATTAGTTAAATCAGTAGATCTATTAATGAGACTTAATCTAGGAAGATTTGGATCCCCAGTAGTAGAAGACTCAAATACAGCAAGAACACGTACACCATCACATACATTTAAAGATATTTCTTCATCTTGAACTCTAACACCATAAACATTACTAGATGTTAAACCATCAACTAAACCAGAAGCACCAGAACCAGTTGATCTAGACTTACTAATTGTTAACTTACTACATCTCTTTAATGTTTTAGTTTGAGAAGTTAATTCAGTTTTCTTTACAGTATATGTAAATATTGCACCCGTATCACTAGCTTTTGATAATCCTACCAATGTAACTGATTTCTTATCAGTAGCAAATTGAAGATTTTCCTCTTTTAATGATTGAATAGTTCCATCACTATATGCAACATTATATCTTTCCTCATCAAATGCTTCAAAAAATCTATCAGTAGCAGTTAATGTAATTGTACCTCTATTAGAAGCAACATTAAAAGTGGCCTGTGATCTCACCTGAACTTCAGAACCACTTAAATCTACATTAGATATAGAATCAACTGGTAAATCAGAAATAAGAGTTGAATTTTGTGCATTAATTAATCTTGGTCTAACTATTTTAAAATCACTAGTTACAAGAGTAGAACCACTTGGTAATTCTTTCTGACAAACTCCTGATACATCTACAGCCAACGCTGCAATAGTAATAGTAGCACCAGAAGGTGCAACTGCAGTAACTCTGTTATATGTTGGATCAGACTCACCAGCTTTTTGATATTTTACAATATCATCAATCTTAACACCACTCTTAAACCTATTACCACCAACACTAACAGTACCACCAGTGGTAATTGAATACTCAGTTCCTGCAGGAGCTGGACTTCCTTCTCTTGAAAGAACAGTATCTGCATTAAATTCATTATCTCCAACATCTTGGAAAATGGATTTAACATCATCCATTGAATGTTCTGTTACTGCAGTAATTGTTTTACTATCAACAACACCATTTACTTTAATAGGTTCATCTACAATGAATGTACCACTTGTATCCTGTAAAGTAAGAGAAGTTGCACCACTTGCAGCAGTAGTAAGATGTCCTCTTGCCCCACTTCTTTGGCCTTCAATTAATGAACCACCAGGTGCAGTAAGACCACTATTTACTGTAAGAGATGTAAATATCGTTATGTCCCATAAGAGAACTTCATATACACTAGAATCTCCAGTATATCCAGCAGCTTCTAACTTATAATCATATACTCTTGCATATCCTATCTCAGTACCAGCTGCAGAAGATTGTGTTGATCCACTTCTTCGATTTCTTAATCTAACATAATGATTTACACCAAGACCAACATAAGGAGCTCCCCATGCACGATTAACCTTTATCTTTGAAACACCATCAAAAGAAAATACTTGATTTTCTAACTTTCTAACAGTTCTTGGTTTTTCTATATCAATAAAAGTATTACCAGGTTTCTCTATATCATATCCTCTAACATAAGCTTTTCCAGGCCCTACCTGGTATATCATCTTATCTTCAGATGGTTGATTACCTTCAGATGTTTTCTGATTATCAAAGTAGACGCCATTATTACCTTCCCTATTATTAAGTGATTCTCTTGACTGTACAGAGAATGGTTTCACATAATAGTTACCACTTTCATCATAAGTTCTTCTAGCAAATTCATCACGTATAAGATTATAATCAGTTTTCTTAACATGTTTTTCTACATTACCATTTCTAATTCTTAATAATTCAATAAAATTAGCATCATCAAATACATCAATATCTTTTTTAATTAATGTTGGTTTTAATTGAAATCTATCAGCACCAGGAGCTGCAAAGTTAGAGAATCCAGCTGCATTATCAAATAAAGATGCATCCTCAAATGCAGATACTATATTTTCTTCTAAAAATAAACCAATTCTTCCAAAAGCTTTAGTATTGTATTGATCAACAATAACAGTTTGTGCGGTTACTTTTACAAAATATCCACGAATAAAATATATACCTTCTTCAATAGATGCTGCACACCCAATAGATGATGCATTTACAGATATAGTTGTTGCAAATGGGTTATTAGCAATAACACGTGATTGTCCATACTCAATATCAGTAGTAGCTACTAAATTTTCCCCATCATTAAAAACATTAGATACAAAATCATTACCAGATTTTGTATATTTAATATACAATGTATATTTTCCTTTATCAGATTTAGTTGAAAGAAGAAAATTAACTACTTTAGCTTCTACACCAGATGTTTGTCCTATTATTTTTTTACCAACTAACTTATCAAGATATTCAGATAATGGAATACCCAAAAAAGTATCTTCTAATTGTATCGCATAATATTGATTATCATAACCAATTTGACCAGGAATGACCATCGAACCTTCTTTAAAGAAGTGTTGACCAAACTGTTCAATTTGATTTTGTAAAATAGTTTGTAATTGAGTTAATTCTCTTGCCTGAACAGGGCTACCAGGTTTAAATAGAACTCTTTTGAAGTTCTTTTCTTCATTAAAATCATCAAAATATGGAGAAACGTTCAGGTTTGTCTCTTGAGGCATTTTCTTAGAACTCTAATACGATTTTTACGTCTTCTTTCTGGGTAGCACTACGTTGTATTGCAGCCCTGTTATCTATGTATAATACCTCACCAGAATATTTTTTAACTTCTGGGTTGGCAACACCTTCAATATAATCTTGGCCTAATTGTACAATAGCAGTTCCAACAGTAGTTGCAGCTGCAACTTGAGTAGCACTACCAAAACTAGTGTCTATTCCAAGAGCATTACCAGATGCATTACCTGCAAGAGTATAACTTCCTCCAGGCCCAATTTGGGATGTAAAATCAACCATTCTATAACCATAAGTTGTAGATCCAATACCAGTAGGTGAATACATTTTTAAAACACCTGTAGACGAATCCCAATTCGCAACATAACCAACAGCAGTAGATCCAACACCAATTGTTTGTGATACTGGTGTATCCACTGTAAATGTAGTATCTGCAATATTACCACCACTTATAGTTTTAAGTTTAAGTGAAGTAAGAGAAACAGCACTAGATTTAGTTAAATCTCCACCAGATAAAGTCTTTGGATTTTTAACAACACCAACTCTTGCAAAATCATTACCAACTATAAAATCAGGATTGGACGTATCATTTTCAAATCTTGCATACATTAAAACTCTATACGCACCTAATTCTTTATAAACATCAGCACCATGACCACCAGGAGGTGGAACTACAACTTCAATATCAGCTACAGATGTTCCAGCAACACCAACCGCTGATAATCCAGCAATAGGCCCACCAATTTCTGTACCAGGCCCTCCTGGATAAAACTGAATTTGTGCTCGTGTATAACCAGTACCACCATTAGTAACAGTCACATCCGAAACTTTTCCTTGAGAATTAACTGTTACTGATGCTTTCCCACCAGTTCCATCACCAAGTATTGGAATATTATTAAATGTAGTACCTATAGGTTGATAACCATCACCAGCATTAACAATAACTGCAGTTTCAATTTTACCATCTACTGCATTATTCTTTACATCTGCAGTTTCACCAGTTCCCCAAGCATTAGGAACAGGCATAAAATCAATAGAATCAAATTTTATTATTTCTGCTGGTTTAATTGTATAAAGATACTTCCAAATATAACCATCACCACTAGTACCAGCAGCTCTTGGTTCTAAATCAACAAAA